ACTTCATCAGCACCGAGCCGAAACCGACGCAGGTGATGAACTGGTGCAGTTCGAAGCCGGGACGGTTGTAGAAGTTGACCGCCTCACGCCACACGTCGAGCGAGCCCGAGGGCTCAAAGAACTCGATCATACCGCGTGTCGCGGCTGACGGTGCGTTGAAATCGACGCGGTCTGCGTAGACCACCTTGTCCCCGAGGACGAAGCCCTTGAAGTCGGGCAGCCAGCCAAACTGGCGATGTGCGTTGTCTGCCTGCGTAGTGATCTGCAGGTCTTTTACCATGCTCTGAGTAAAGCTCATGATCGCATCCACTTCCTTGTTGATCGCTATGACGCCATTAGTGGCGAGGACTTTCCGAAATTCTTCCTTTGACGTGACGACGTATAGAGGCACCACAAACGACCTAACCCCGTCTCTGGGTAGGTGGTGCCGCATCTCAATAATTTCACCCTGCTCCGGGTCATACAGGCGGCGCACGACGTAGAGATCGTGGTGCCATACAATCCGCTCACTGACCTCGCCCTCGTCGTCAATGATACGGATGAACACGCCGCCGTCCTTGCCGCGGAAGTAGGGGTTGGGGTAGCTAGGGATTTCATAGACCCTCGGCGGTGCTTCGGGTGCTTCTGGATCGGCTACGACGATGGTGTTGTCTTCGGGCGTAGCCTCAGTGAACTGCTGGCCGAGAACGATGGGCGACTTAATCTTGTTCCAGTTGGGGCAGCCTTGGCACCCACCCGGGTTGTATTCCTCGAAGCGCGTGCAGAGATACGGCCCCTTGATGCGGTCGGCCTTCCACATCGCCTCGTCTTCGTCGTATTCGGCGTGGCCCATGGACACAGCCTTCACGGCCTTGGCCATGTCGGTGCAGTGCTTGGCGATGGAGAGCGCCGCGCGCCACATAGGCTCAGCCAGCTCGGCGCGGTTCTCGATGCAGTAGGCCAGCTGGGCGCAGCCCTTACCGGCCACAGTCTTTTGCATGATGGCTTTGAACGAGGCTTCCCGCTTGCCGATTAGGGCATCCATCATCGCGCTGTTTGTCACAGCAGGGGAGTAGCGCCGCGCGGGCAGGCTAGTCGGCAGACTACCGGCCACGGTCTCGAGCCGTGCAGCAAAGTCAAAGAACTGCACTGGGGTAGGCTCAGCAATGCCGAAAAAGCTGACAGGCTTGGGATCGTCGCCCTTGTGGTTATGCGTCCCCGGCACTCGCAGCACCCGGGCGGCGTCGGCGGTCACAGCCTCGTCGGCCTTGAACCCCTTCGCCTTGGCCAGCGCCTTGAGCTTCTCAGCTACCGGGAGCCACATCATAAAGTCTACAGGTGCGGTCAGCGGCCAGTAAACGTGCACACCGTAGCCGGAGTTAACCAAGAACGGCTTAGGCAGCCCGGTGTCCTTGACGAACTCCTTGAGCGCCAAGATGGCAGTGTGCTGGTCAGGGAACTCCTTGGGCTTGCCCGTCTTGAGGTTAACACCACAGTCGAGGTCCATGAAGAACGACCGCATCTGTTTGACGTTATCGGCTTCGCGGGAGCCTGCTTCCTCGAACGTGCCGAGGGCGTAGTAGGCATCGAAACCATTCTCATCAAAGTTCAGCGCAGCGTGCTCAAGCTGCTCGATGGTGTCATAGAATTTCTGGATGCGTCTGCCCTCATTGAGCGCGAGAACGCAGTAGGAGCCTGCGGTGCCGAGCACAGCCTGCAAGAACGTCGTTGTATCCATAGCCGCCACTCTACCTGTTGGGATGCCGCGACGAGGTGAGATTGTTTTTATCCCCCGTCGCGGCGAGCCTATTAAGGATTACTCGTCGTCCCATTCCGTGACAATAGCCGAGAGGTCAGGCTTAGCACCTGCACCGGCCACTGCCGTCTTCTTGGCTTCGACCTTCTTAGGCTCTTCGATCTCGTCCTCGTCATCGACGATGATCTTCTCTTTGGCCGGGTTGTAGCTCTTGGTCCCCGCCGCGGAGTCCTTCTTCTTGACGCCGTCGGTCTGCGAGACGGTCAGCGTGATAGCCTTGATGGCCTCCTCGGTGTCCTTAGCCGCAACAGCCGCGTGCAGTTCTTCCTCGGTCAGAGGACGCACCGCCTTGAAGAACAGCTTCGGGGTCTCCGAGTTCTCGTCCAGCGACATCTGGGTCATGACCGCGATGATCGGCGTGTTGTGCGCGTCAAGGAACTTGGCATACGCCTGCATCGGCATCTTGCCATTCTTGCCATCACCGAACAGCGACGTGGCCGGGAGCTGCAGCTGGTAGACTTCGTCCGGCTTGCCCTCGAGCGTGATAGCCAAACGCTGGTTGTAGCGGCAGGCGCGGCTGTCGCCCTGTCCCGAGCCCTTGACGTTCATCGGGCAGTCGGTGCAGCGCGAGGCTTTCCTCTGGTCCGCAGGCACATCCGGCGAGGGGGTCTTGGTGTCAGCCGACCAGCAGGTCGGAGCCGAGGTGTTATTCGGATCGTAGGTGCCCTCGTAGTAGGTACGCGAGACCGGAGCGACGTTAACCACGACGATATTCAGGTGGTCGTCCTTGGACACGGAGACTTGCTCACCGTCGACGAAGAGGCGGAACTTGTTGCCTTTGATCGAGATGCGCTTGCCACCGCCACCGCCGCCACCAGCGAGGGTCTTGTTCATGTCACGCAGCGACTTGAAGAGGTCGCTGTTAACCAGCGGGTTGCCGCCGCCGAAAAGGGTCATTTCACTCATGTCGTTCTCCTTAGTTATCGTTGCCGAGGTCGAGTTCCAACTGCACCGGTTCTTTCGGTGCGTTGACAAGTGCCGCTGCCACGTCGGGCAGGTTGAACCTGTAGGTGTTACCCACCTTGAGGTAGGTGTGTTTCGGGATGGTGCCGTTACGCAGCCATGTACGCACGGTCGCGACCGACACGACGAAGTACTTTGCGACTTCTTCGATGGTGGCGAACGGGGTTGGGGTTTCGGTCATTACTTCTTCCTCACAGTGATGACGTACTCGCTGTCGGAGTTCAGGCCGGGCGGGAGCACGTCAGGGTTTTCTTCGAGGAACTGCTTCACGATGGTCTGATTGAGACGCTTCTCGTAGAACTGCGGAACCTCGTTTTCCAAGATGAACCTGTTCATCGAGTCCCAGTCGTTGGTCCAGTAGCGCGTCTTCATCGTCCGGTAAAACACTCCCGACGGGGTGCGAACGCTGTCGATACCCTGCGTCTTGCAGTAGTCGAGCAGCGCCGACTTTAGGGTGTTGAGCTGCATCTCCAGAACCTCATCCTTCTGCTCGAACTCGGCTTTGAGCTCGGCCCGCTTGTCGCGGATTTTGATGTAGGTCTTGGTCAACATCTCGGGGGTGAGGGCGGTGTCGCCCACAGTATCAGCAGTCATAGTGGTTCTCCTTCACTATCAGAAATTGATATCTAATGATATCCGCTACACTAGTCAAGCAATTCTTTATAAAGATCGACGACCTTAGCATGCACGTCGATCTTCTCGTCGAGCAGCTTGTAGACCCGGCGCTCCACACCCGAGCCCTGCAGCTGCACCACGGTGCATTTGTTGGTCTGCCCCTTGCGGTGCACCCGGGCGTTAGCCTGCGCATAGGTCTCGAGCGACGATGTCGGTGCCCACCAGACAACGGTATTGGCTGCCGTTAGGGTGACGCCGTGCGCTGCGGCCTGTGGCTGGATGACCAACACCCGAGGGTCGGGTTGGTTCTGAAACTGTTTGAAGATTTCAGTCCGGGCCGCAGCGTTCACCTCGCCACTGATGACTGCGTTGGTGATACCATCCTTGGCCAGCTGATCCGACAGCATCGAGATGACGTGCTTGAACGGCACGAACACCAGCACCTTGTGGGTGCTTTCGGCGATGACCTCCTTGAGGACGCTGTAGCGGTTGCCGATATCGAACTGCACTGTGTCGCCGGATTCGGTGTAGCTTGCGCCCGCCGAGATTTGCAGGAGTTTGCCCATCATCACCGCTGCGTTCACCGCCGTGATCTGCGCCCCGGCCACCTCCATGACCATCTGGTTCTTGAGGCGGTTGTAGTAGAGGTCTTGCTGCTTGGTCAGCGCCACGTCCCGCTTAACGTAGAGCATGTCCGGCAGGTCGAGGCATTCTTCCTTGGTGTAGCGGATGGCAGGCTGCAAGGCCCGGTGCACAGTGCGCTCAGAGTGTTCCTTGGGCTTCCAGCGATACTGGGAGACCTTGTACATCACCATGTCCTTCCAAGCGTTGAAGAACTTAGGCACACCCGCCGGGTTGACCAGCTTCGCCAAGCCGAAAGCATCCTCGGGCCCCTGAGCCGCAGGGGTGCCCGTCATCATCCAGAGCCACGTGTCGGGCTTCACCAGCGAGTTCAGCACCTTCCAGCGTTTACTCTGGGCGTTCTTGTAGTGGCTGGCCTCGTCCACGATGATGAGGTCGTAGCCCGCAGCAGCGATATCATCCCGCACGATCTCAACGCCGTCGTAGTTGATGATGAGGAAGTCGGGCTTCCCGGCGATAATCTTCCTGCGCTTGTCCGCGGTGCCGTGAGCGATGCCCACCGTGCGGTGCATGGCAAAGGTGAACAGGTCTGCATGCCACGCACTGTCCATGATCGAGAGCGGACAGATAACCAGAGCCCGCTTGATGATGCCCTGCTTCATGAGGAAGTCCGCAGCCCAAATAGCGCTGGCCGTCTTGCCCGTCCCCGCCTCGTTGAAGCAAAACGCCTTCTGGTTCATGGTCAGGAAGGACGCCGTCGTGCGCTGGTGCGACATCGGGGCGAACTTGCCAGTCCAGCTGTAGCGGCCCTCGATGGGTGATGGCACCTTGATGTTCAGCCCGCGTAGGGTGTGCGTCTCCTGCACGCCCCAGTTCACGACGACCTCGTGTTCGCTGATGGCCTTGCTCTTCGGGATGATTGTAGTGACTTGTTTTGGATTGCGTAGCTTGAGAAGCAACGCCTTATTGTCGATAATCTGCATGTCATTCTCCGAGGTGTTAGGGTTTACCCTAACCTTTTTTCTCACCGGGCTTGTGACCGTTCCGGCTACGGTTCTTCGAGGGGCTCTCCAACTTATAGCCGTCAGCGTTGCTGCCCCCCTTGGCCAACGCCTTCTTGTGGCTCACATCCTTACCGGTGCGGTCCACGCCTTTCTTGTCTAGCGCTCGGCGGGCACGCTGCCGCTCCATGCGGTCCGGGTGCTCACCACGTTCTTTTTGTTTCTGGTATTCGTGCTTATAAGGTCTAGGCGACTTCGTGTATGGCATGGCAATCAACCCCCGTTATGGGCGCATTCTACCACAGGACAGTACTTTCGGCATAGCCCAGAAGGTCTAGGGTTCCACACGTTTGTCTCATGGGCCTTCTCCAGTGCAGCGTACTTCATCACCCACGGCTTCCACAGCACACCCTCGTCAGTCACCGAGTAGTCCTGCTTCACGATGTCGTTGGCGATGGTGAAGAGCAACGCGCCCTTCACCTTCTTGACCTGCGGGAAGTGCTTGAACACCGACA